ATGGCAAAACCATTTGATATTAGTAAGTTCCGTAAGGACATTACAAAAAGTATTGAAGGTCTATCAATAGGATTTAACGATCCTACTGATTGGATCTCGACAGGAAATTATGCTCTCAATTATCTCATTAGCGGCGACTTTAATAAAGGCGTTCCTCTTGGTAAAGTTACTGTCTTTGCCGGAGAGTCAGGCGCAGGAAAAAGTTTCATCTGTTCAGGAAACCTCGTCAGACACGCACAAGAACAAGGAATCTTTGTAGTCTTAGTTGACTCTGAGAATGCCCTTGACGAAGCATGGCTACACGCACTTGGTGTATCCACTGCAGAAAATAAACTATTAAAACTAAACATGGCAATGATTGACGAAGTAGGAAAAACTATTTCTATGTTCGTTAAAGATTACAAAGCACTACCTGAAACAGATCGTCCTAAGGTATTGTTTGTAGTTGATTCATTAGGTATGTTATTAACACCCACGGACGTTAATCAGTTTGAAGCAGGTGATATGAAAGGTGACATGGGTCGTAAGCCTAAAGCACTAACAGCACTTGTTCGTAATTGTGTTAATATGTTTGGTTCACTGGGCATTGGCTTAGTAGCAACTAATCACACCTATGCTTCACAAGATATGTTTGATCCAGATGATAAAATCTCAGGCGGTCAAGGTTTCGTTTACGCATCAAGTATTGTAGTTGCTATGAAGAAACTAAAACTTAAAGAAGATGAAGATGGTAATAAGATTAGTGATGTACGAGGTATTCGTGCCGCATGTAAGATTATGAAAACTCGCTATGCGAAACCATTTGAATCTGTTCAAGTTAAGATTCCTTATGAAACAGGCATGAGTCCCTATTCAGGTCTACTAGATATGATTGAGAAGGCCGAACTTGTTAAGAAAGAAGGTAACAGTCTTGTCTACACAACACTTGATGGTGAAATTATTAAGAAGTTTCGTAAAGGATGGGAAGCTAATACTGACGGTTGCTTAGATATAGTAATGAGCGAGTATAGTCAAAAATCATCTACAAAGATAAGTACTGTAACACCTGAGGAGGAGGGTACAGAATGAGTTTAGATTTTGTTGCTGAAGTTTGGGATGCACTACGCACACACATTGATTTCAATGACCGTAGTGATGCCGCAGATACACTTATCAATCTATTGATTGACAACAACTACGAAACCGACGATATCAAAGATGCGTTCAAAGGCGACAAGGAAGTGCTTAAGGCATTGAAAGGTTATGCGGAACAACACGATGATGTTGAAGATGACTACGAAGAAGAAGACGAAGACCAAGACGATTGGAATTAAATGTCAAATTGGTATACAAGGATCACCGCTAATTTAGTTGTGATACCCGATTTTATTTCACACTATGACAATGAAATAATTTCCGCAAAAAGTGATGTAAAGGTATACGGCAATCTTGAAAAGAATATTGCCGCATTACCCGGAATCACAGAACATAGATTTAACCAACTACAAGAGATAGAAGCAGTATTAAATTATCTCAATATTCAATTACGGAAAATTCGCCGAAAGCATTTTCAAAAATACTTAGAAGCGTATAATAGAGCATTGACAAGCCGTGATGCTGAGAAGTATGTTGATGGTGAGGATGAAGTAGTTGACTTTGAAACACTTATCAATGAAGTAGCATTACTACGCAATCGTTGGTTAGGTATAATGAAGGGCCTTGAAGCTAAACAATGGCAAATGGGACATATCGTAAGATTACGCACAGCAGGCATGGAGGATATCACAATTGGCTAATACATATAGCAGTAACACAATAACATTGACTGGATCTGGAGGTAGTGGGATGAATTCTATCAGTCCGCACTCTATAAGCCCGTTATCTATAAATTCATTATCACATAACTCATCTATTACGTTGGATGATACTTATCTTAATAATTTGTTTAAAAACATTAATAGAAGTGACTATGTAAAAAGATATGAAGTAATAGAAGCCACTGAAGATATATTAGCATTAAGTGTTGCTTGGAAACGATTGCGTGATACAAAAAATGAATCAATACAAACTGGTATTACTACATTATTAGATGATAACTTATTCAGAAAAATAGAAGAACCTGACAGGATTCGTGCTAATGAGATAAGAGATTATTTCAGCAAAAAAATTATGTTATGGACTCTTAAAAGTGTTAAGTTATCCGCCTATAGACAAGACCTAAATAAATTTATTCATGGTGATGGCAAAAAAGTCACAGAAGAATTGTTACCACTCATTTATAGATTGCCTGAGTTCTACGAATATGATGTTCAATTCGACCAGTTCAAAAGAGAAGTTAATGTAGAAATAACTAATTTTGGTAAGATAGATAGTGTTAAAAAAATCACTACACTAACTCCTGTTACAAGTTTTTACAAAACCAACAAACGGGTAAAACATTTTGAATATTGGTTAAAGGATAACAATGACAATGCTCATTTGATTACAATCGAACCAAAGAATCCGTTAAAGCATATTTGGGATAAGATTTTTACTAATGGTCAATTACGTATTGAAGCTACATGCTACCCTAAAAAGTATGATGAATTACAATACTTTCAGTTACTAAATTGGTCGGTAGCCTAAATTTGACAATAAATGGCTTTTAGTATACAATAGAGTTTTATTCAGTTGAAAGGGTCTTATGGGTTACAAAGTTGTTGCTGACAAATATCAGATGGACGAAATGCGTACAAAGTATGGTCCACGTAACGGTCTAGAAGGACCGTTCAATTTCTCCGGAAGAGTGTTGTATTATGACAACAAAGAAGGCCAATACTACGATCCTAGGAGTGATTTCTACGTGGAACAGTCAGAAATGAATGAAATTCATGCTAGTTTGATAGCCAAAATTTGACAATAAATGGATTTGGCGCTATAATAGAATCTTAGACAGTAAAGAAAAGGACTACGAAATGACTACAGAATTCAAATCTTGGGAAGAATTGACAACTTTAGAGCAGTATTCCAGCATCTACTGGGATATGTATAAAGATGCTTTTGGCATTCGTCCCCGAGGTATTGATACTTCTGCCTGGACTGAAGCAGACTTTCAGGCCGAGTTTAAAGAGTTGGGTGAGGTCATTGACCGTGAAGAAAAGATCCGTGTTGCGGCACAAGAAAATGCAATGTTCTCTTTTGAGAAAAGGGTTGATGACCTAATCTTTTCAGGTGCCAGAGACCGTGCAACAGCAATTCGCTGGATCCACGAAGCTGAGGACACCCAAGGTGATGATGAGTATTTGTGCTATACTTTGGGCTTGCCCTACATGTACTTTCGTAAGGTAGCATAATTTGACAATAAATGGCATTCATGCTATAATACTTGTATTGATTGATTAACACACAGGAGAAGCTATGTCTACAGTTCGTATTTTGTCAGGTTCATATCGTAATGAAGCAGTTAAAGGTGAAGTGTTTACACTTGTTAAGGGTTTTCAGACAAGTAAAAAAGGTAGTTATGTGACTGTTAAAAATGATGGTCAGTTCCCGGGTCGTAGTGCTGAGATTAAAATCTTAGTAGATGCGATTGATAATATTGAATTTTTAAATGGAGATAAAGTTATGGCTAATGCTGTAGTAGAGTTTAAGAAAGAAGCAGTTAAAGAAACAGAACAGGAAGCAATGGACCGTATTGCTACTCGTTTTGAGGTACTTGATGAAATGTCACGTGCATGTATCAATGGTGATATACGTGCTATGATTGTTTCAGGCCCGCCCGGCGTCGGCAAATCTTATGGTGTTGAGACACAAATGGAGAAAGCAAGTATGTTTGACAAGCTTGCAGGCAAACGTGTGCGTTTTCAAATTGTTAAAGGTGCTATGACAGCATTGGGCTTGTATACTCAACTGTACAAGTATTCTGACACAAAGAATGTGTTAATTTTTGATGATTGCGATTCAGTTTTTACTGATGACTTGAGTTTGAACATTCTTAAGGCCGCACTTGATTCAGGCAAGACTCGTAGAATTTGCTGGAATAGTGATTCACGTTTGTTGCGTGAAGAAGGTATCCCGAATACTTTCAACTTCAATGGTAGTGCTATCTTTATCACTAACTTGAAATTCGGCAATCTGAAATCTAAGAAATTGCAGGATCACTTAGAGGCTTTGCAGTCACGTTGTCACTTTCTTGACTTGACAATCGATGGTGATCGTGACAAGATGTTGCGTATCAAGCAAGTACATCGTGATGCTGATGGTGGCTTGTTTAAAGATTATGATTTTAATGAAGAACAATCACAAACTGTGATTAACTTCATGTGGGACAATCATACTAAATTGCGTGAAGTGTCCTTGCGTATGTGTTTGAAGATTGCGGACTTGGTTAAGATCAGTCCCGGCAACTGGCAGAATCTTGCTAAGACAACTTGTATGAAAGCATAACCCCTGCAGTGTGCGTAACGGCAATGTCAATAAGCCCGTTTCGATAAGTTTTTCGTTCCTTCGTTAATCACTTTTGAGAGACTTCGGTCTCTCCTTTTTTATTGATTTTTTGTTTTATTTGTTGTATAATTATTGAATGGTTGAATTTAATAACAAAGAACAGTTAGTATATTTTATGGTTACCAACTTAAGATTAAGTAGGTATGATATTAGATTCCTTCAAAATCTTGAAAAAATTATTCTAGTTAAAAATCGGATAACTAGTAATCAATCAAATTTAGTTGATAAACTTATTGAAAAATATGAACGTCAATTTGTAAAAAATCAAATGTTTATTAAGGAT